CGTTAAACTAGACCGGGCTGTGTAATGGCCTATGACCTGACCACGCTCGACAGTTACGCACCCCGGATAGTGAGCCAAGCCGAGGCTGACCTGGTGCGTGGTATTTTCCAGGAGTTCTCGCAGTTCCAGGTCTGGAGAAATCAGTTCGCGATGCAGTGGCAGGAGAGCGCCCAGCTCATCCTTCCGACCAGCCGCAACACTTTCTACTACGGCAATTTCAACTGGCCCGGTCAGAAAAAGACCGATCAGCAGATCGACGCATCGGGCGGCCTCGCGCTGCATCGGTTCTGCGCCATCGCCGACAGCCTCGTCACCCCACGCAACATGTTCTGGCACGGGCTCGAGTCCGACATCGATTACGTGCAGAAGGACCGGCAAAGCCGGCTGTGGTTTGAGAAAACCAACCGCACCCTGTTCCGGATGCGCTACGCCACCAACGCGAATTTCTCGGGCCAGAATTACAACAACTGGCAATCGTTGGGCGCGTTCGGCAACGCCACCATGTACATTGATGCGTTCGATGGCCGCTGGCATGGCGGCGAGCGCGGGCTGCGCTACAAGGCGGTGCCGTTGGGCGAGACCTACTATGGTGAGAACCACCAGGGCAAGGTCGACCGCATGATCCGCTGGTTCCGCCTCACCGCCTACCAGGCGGTGCAGAAGTGGGGCCTCAAGAACCTGCCCGCCAACCTCAAGGCTCCTCTCGCTCAGGAATCGCAATGGCCTTACCAGTTCTTGCACGTGGTTCGGCCACGGCATGACTACGATCCCGACCGCCTCGACGCCAAGGGTCTGCCGTTCGCCAGCTATTATGTGTCGATCGAAGGCCAATGCCTGATGCAGGCGGAGGGCGGCTATCGGGTATTTCCGTTCGCGGTTAGCCGATATGACCAGACACCGAACGAAGTTTATGGACGTGGCCCGGCTCAGATCGTTCTCCCGGCCCTCAAGACCCTCAATGCCGAGAAACGAATGTTTCTCAAGTCCGGTCACCGTGCCGCCGATCCTGTCCTCCTTCTTGCCGACGACGGACTTATTGACTTCTCGCTTCGCCCCGGCGCCCTCAACAAGGGGGGCGTCACCTCGGATGGCAAGCAGCTCGTTCACATTCTCCCCACTGGCCAAATCCAGGTTACCGAAAAAATGATGGGCGAGGAGCGTGGCCTGATCGACGATACGTTCCTGGTCAGCCTGTTCAAGGTGCTGACCGAGCATCCGAACATGACCGCCACGCAGGTCATCGAGCTCGTCAACGAAAAGGGCATGCTGGTCGCCCCGACGCTGGGCCGGCAGCATTCGGAATATGTCGGCCAGATGGTGGAGCGCGAGCTGGACCTGCTTTCCGGTATGGGCATGCTCGACCCGATGCCGCCGCGGCTGCGCGAGGCGCGCGGGAGCTACAAAGTAACCGACACCTCTCCGCTGGCGAAGGCCGCGCGCGCCAACGAGGCGGCCGGCCTGTTCCGTTACGTCGACTCCGTGCGCGAGACGATCGCCATCACCGGCGACCCGTCGCCGCTTGACCGCATCAACTGGGATGTAGCAGGCCCGGAAATCATGGATATCACCGGTGTGCCCGAGAGCTGGCGCTATGACGACAAGCAGGTTGCCGACATGCGCAAGGCGCGCGCCAAGGCACAAGCCCAGAAGCAGCAGATCGAGGCCATGCCCGGCCAGGCCGCGTTGATGAACGCCAGGGCCAAGACCGCCAAGGTCGCCGGGCCTGAGATGCAGCAGCCGGGTGCGCAACAGCAACAGGCGCCGGCATGAGCAAAGCCATCGAGGCTCTCAAGATCGACTATCAGGTGACATTCGGTTCGCCGGCGGGCCAGCGCGTTCTCGATAATCTGGCCAAGGTCTGCTTCATCACCACCGTCGAGGGTGCCTATGCGGGCGACACCAACGAGACCATGTTCCGGCTTGGCTGCCAGGAGGTTTTCCGGATCATCTGCCTGCACCTGGGCCTGACCGCCGAGCAGCTCGCCGCGATTTACGTTCCCGGCAGGAAGACGAAAATTGGAGAGACCGATGGCTGAGGCCGCCGCAACTACCACGACAACGACCGCGCCTTGGCACCAGGGCGTCGATGCCGAGACCTTGGGTTTCTGGCAGAACAAAGGTTACGACCTTGCCGATCCCAAGACGTTCGCCACCAAGATCACCGAGCAATACCGCAATGCGGAGCGCCATCTTGGCGTGCCTGCTGATCAGCTTCTGCGGCTGCCGAAAGATGCCACCGACCAGGACGGCTGGAAAACGGTGCACCAGCGTCTTGGTGTCCCGAAGGAGGCCAAGGATTACGACCTTGCCGGCATCAAGTTTGGCGACGGAACCGAGCTGGAAGCCGGCTTCGTCGATGGTATGCGGACCGCGTTGCATCAGGCCGCCGTGTCGAAAGACAAGGCCCCCGAAGTCGTCAAGGCGGTGATCAAGTACCTGGACGATGCCGACAAGGCCGAGACCGATACCCGCACCACCAAGCTCAACGAGCAGAAAGAGACCCTCAAGAAAAGCTGGGGGCCGAAGCACGATGAGAACCTGCTGGCCGCCAAGCAGGGCGCGCGCCGGCTGGGTGTCGAGCCCGAGACCGTGGCCGAACTCGAGAAGCTCGTGGGCTACGACAAGGTGATGGAGATGTTCCGCAAGGTCGGCGCCGGGACATCGGAGGATACTTTCCATGAGGGCCGCACTACCGGCAGCCCGCCGACAGCGGATAGTGCGAAGGCCAGGCTGGACGAACTGCAGAACGATGCCGCGTGGCGCACGCGCCTGTTTGCCGGCGACGCCACCGCCAACCGCGAATTCATCGCCCTGACCGAGCAGATCGTCGGCATCAGCGCTGCGGCGGCCTAGTATATAATCCTTCGACAAGAGCTCAGGAGTGACCGATGGAAGCAGAAACCGCCCCCACAACCGAGAAGATCAAGCGCGCCCGTACGCTCACCCCGGAGCATAGGGCCAAGCTGAACGCCGGCCGGGAACGGGCTGCCGAAGCGCGCAAGGCTCGCGCCGCCGCCGCGCCAGCGCGAGGTAATCCTGACCCTCGCCATGTTTCAGAGCCGCGTTCGCCCGCCTCGGTACCTCGGGTCGTGCCGCACGAATTCACAGGCCTTTCCAGGGCGGACTGCCCGGTCGACTGCACGCCGAATCGCTGTGCGATCGGCGGCTCTTTGGTGATCAACAACGCCGATGGAACGAAGACCCTCGTTGGCCATTGCTGCCATCCGCTCAAGGCCGGTCTTGGCCCGATCCACAAGACCAAACCGGAGATCGTCGAGCGCTACAACCGTGCCCGCAAATATCTGGCGCACATGGAGCTCGACAGGAAGCCGTGACGCGCCAGAGCTACAACAAGATCATCGCTGAGCAATCTAATCGGATTGTGGAACTTGAGAAAAAGGTAGAGCGTCTATGCCGTCAGTTAGCCAGGCTCAAGCGGGCTTCATGGCAATGTCTCGTACCGCCGCCGGCCGCGCAAAGCTCAGAGCCCACGGCAAAAAGCCCGCCCCCGTCTCGGTCGCGAAAGATTATCAAGCTGCCGACAAAGGCCGCAAAATCGGCAAGCTAGCCAAGCATGTAAGGAAGAAGTCATGAGCCCAAGCATAGCGATGCCGCAGTATCAGTCTCATAAGAAAGTGTGGGCATTGCAGATCGATCGTGTTGAGGGCGATACGATTCATTTCGTTAAGCAGCACTACGCTCCCGTGATGGCGAAGCCCGGCATGTTCGCCCGCTATGCGCCCGTTCATGGCGATTATCTTGTGCGGTACGAGGACGGTTACGAATCGATCTCGCCGCAAAAGGCCTTCGAGGAAGGCTATGCGCTCATTGAGTAATTTTACGTGAAACGCTTGATCCAAAGATTGTGGCGAGGCTACAGCGCCAGCGATCTGGAGATTTTGCGTCTCAAGATCAGCAGCGGCCTTGATCCGAAGGATGCGCGGTTGACCCGGTACGAGGGTAATGCGCTCGTAGCGATGTCCTCGGCTGAGGTATGCGAGCTATGTTCGAAGGCGTTTGATGGCTGAGAAGCGCACGCAGGCATCGGTCAATTATCGCCTCGGCGGCACTCATTGCGGCGCGTGCAAGCACTTCTATAATGAGAACGAGAAGACCGAGACTGGAGAATGCCGCCTCGTCGAAGGCGTGATCGGCGAGGTTCTCGGTTGCGATTTATTCGAACGAGCGCCTGGCCCAAAGGGTAACAGACCCGCCAACGCCCAGCCGCAGCAACCAAAAACCGGCATGGCCGGCCTGGTGCGCAAAAAGTCATCATACTGATGCGTTGCCGCTGAAAACCCGCAATCCCATCCTGCGCGCTTACCGATACGCTGCTTCCTTATGCCACGACGCATCCAGAAATCCCGGCGGCCCGGTTCCCCCCGGTAAGCCGCCGGGGCAATACGATCCCGGCCCGGCCGGCAAGATCGCATCTGTAAGCAAAGAGATGGCCCCCGCGAGGGACAAGCCGAACGTTGGCCCCGTCATCTGACGGCAAGGCTCCGACATTCGAGCAACCCTGAACGTGGGCGGGCCATGTCCGAGAACCTTTTCAAGCTGTATGTCACGCAGTTTTCGACCCTTCTGAACCTCAAGCTGCAGCAAACGCAATCCAAGCTGCGCGGCCGTTGCATGGAGGGCAACCATTACGGCAAGCAGGCCAGCCCGATCCAGTATATTGGGGCCATCCAGATGAAGGCCCCGGCCGGCCGCTTCACGCCGTTGGAGCGCCAGGATGTGGACTTCGTCCGCCGGTGGGTTTTCCCTGTGGACAAGGAAGCCCAGCAGCTCATCGATCGTTTCGACCAGCTCAAGCTCCTGCAAGACCCGCAGTCGCAGTATGTGGCGGTGGCCGCCGCGGCCGTGGCGCGCGAGTGGGACGACCGCCTGATTGGCGCGGCCTTCACGACTTCCCAGATTGGCGCTGACGCTGGCGGCCTGTCGGCCGAGGTCTTCAACACCGGCTCGACCGTCACTAGTGCAGGTTTTCAGATCCCGGCCGCCTTCGGCGCATCGGCCGCGACCGGCCTGATCGTCGCCAAGATGATCGAAGCCAAGCGGGCCATGCGCAAGCTGCAGGTGCCGGTCGACGAGGAGGCTCTGACCTGGATTACGAACAGCCAGGGCGAGAGCGATCTTCTCAATCAGGTGCAGGTGGTTTCAACCGACTTCTCGGGCGCCGACCGGCCCATCCTGGT